ACTTCCTAGTTAAACCATCATGACCTCTAAAACTTTTATTATGGTCTGCAGGTTCAACGTATCTTTTTTTGACCCATTGAGCACCAACCCCTCCGGGGTTAGCTGTACAACGTAAATACGTTGGTAGCTCTGGGTCAGTTGTTCTTAACCTAGATGCTAAATAATTCCAACCAAACTCTGTTGGTAAATGTGTAATCTCATCAAAACCAATCCAACTATAGGCTTGTCCTTGATAACGATACACATCTGCATCTCGTTCCAAAAATCCAAATTCTATTTTTGCTCCAGAAGGAAAGCTCCATAACTTTTCTACTTCTTTAAACTTAGCTCCGGGAAATGCTTTTGGGTACAATTCCCTAGATTTATCTATAAGTTCTCTAAGCTCTGGCATTGACCTTCTAAGTATTAAAGCTCTATGAGCTGACTTATGACAATACCTCAGTGGGTCAATAAGCATTGCAAAGCTTTTTCCTCCACCGGCTGCACCTCCATAAAGAACATCTTTTTCTGATGCAGCTAAAAAATCTGTTTGTGGTCCATCATTAGGCATAAATGCCACATGTGAACCTGTACTATCTAAATGTTCTTGTATTTTATCTGGAAGACTTTTTGTATCTTTCTTAGATAAAACATTAGAAGTTAAAGCTTTCTCTTCAGCCTTGACTTCTTTTTTTATTTTAGCTAAACTTCTAGTTAGCTTTTTTACTTTTTGATTCTTCTTAGTTAGTTTATTTTTAGCTTGTAAAGCTAACTGAACATCAGATAATTCTTTGTTTTTAGGTCTTCCACCTTTTTTACGTGGAGTACCGTCTTTGTTAAGTATATAGCTCCCATCAGGGTTTGTCAAGTACTTTTCAGGATTTTTTTCCCAATCTTCCATATAATTTATCTACGTGTTTTTTTAATCCCGGTCTAGATATTTTTCTACCTGTTTCAGCTTCTAACCAATCAACACCAACTCCTAGACTTATTTCATTATGAAAAACAGCTTCTGATACTTCTCTAAGTATTTCAAGTTCTTGTTCAATAGGTTTTAAATAACCTTCAATTAAACCGTCTTCTTCGTAACCAAAAGGCACAGTAGATGAAGTGCGTTTCTTGTAACCATCCGGTAAAGTTTTCATAATTTTTTACCAAATATTTTTTCATAATTAGTTGCATATTGCTCTTTAGAAATAGACATAGGTCTACGTCTAGAGCCTTTTCCAACTCTACCTTTATTTTTTTTGTTAGTCATTAAGACTGGTTTTTCATTACTCCCTAATTGTGGCATAAATATTATTGATTATGACAGTTTAATGTCTGTTGTTTTATTAATTCTTTTAATTCTTTTTCAGATACTAAAGGTTGTTGTTGCTGTTGTGGTTGAGACATATTATTACCATTTAACTTTATGAGACCAATATCGAGCACTCATTTTACTAGGATTAGAATCTTGAGCATTATGTCGAGCATAATAACTTTTTTTTCTAGCTTTATCTTTAGCAGTCTTTGGATTTTTTCCAGCACCACGTACACCTTGTTGACCAAAACGAATTAGTTTTAATTGATGTCCATCTTGAGCTAAAACTACATGCGATTTAGTTTTATGACCCGGAGTACGTTTAGGTTTGTTTACTCCTTTTAAACCATGCTTTTTAAGTAAAGCTTTTTTTCTATTTTCGTGTGCCATTATTTCTTCTTTTTCTTTTTAGTTTTTCGATGCAAACCATGCTGTGCATGTTGTTTACCCTTGGCAGTAGCTTCTCGTTTCTTTTTATTAGCTGCTGCTAACTTACGTCTACCTGCAGGAGTAGATTTAAGTTTTTTAATTTTAGCTTCTGGTGCGTATACTTCTCCTGTTTCTGAAGACTTTTTACCACTAGGAGTTCGCCATTTTTGTTTAGTCCATTTACGTAAACTACGTTGACTTTTTTTAAGAGCCATCTTTACCCCAATTAAGTTTCATTATTTTTCTCTCTAAAGTTTTTTTAATAGTTGTTTTAGTAAGCATGTCATAACCTAAGTTAGCATAGTTTTGATAACAAAAATCTACAATCCACTTTTTAGAAGTTTTATCATGTATAACATTATGTGCATATGCTTCTATCTCACAATCAAAACGATACTCTAAGTCTAACCAATACTTCCAATGATGTGTCCAAGGTCTTTTTAGCCACTGTTGATAATGAATATATTGATGCCTAAGTATATAAGTTTGAGTTTTAGCGTTAGCTTTATTAAACCAATCTTTTTTAATAATAGTTATCGGTCCTAGATTTAAAGCAATTTGACCTCTAGGTATAAACCAATTACTTACATAATATCTGTAGTTCACTTATCTTTATCACTATATAAATTATTAAATGTTTCATCTGGATTCATATAGCTTTCGTGTCCTTCTGCAGAATGTAACCATTGCGAAGGTATAAAGTCAGGAGGTCCTTCTCCAGTTGCCCAAAGAGCAGGATTAGTAACTCTAACTCTATTATTAGGTAAAGCTATTATGTTTCCTTTCCAAGGACAGTCTTCAGTAATATATAGTACATGAGACTGTTTATGTTGTGCTGGGTCATCAGCAATACTATTATCAGTATAATCAACAGTAAATAAATATCTTGAAGTATAAAAATCACTGCCGATTTTTGCTATCCATGGTGATGAACTAGTTCTATCTAGAGTAACAACAGAGTGCGTTCTAGATTCACAATCCCAAGGCTGTGCCAAATGATTCTCCATTGGCTCTGCCCATTCATCCATGGGTATATCAGCGACTAATGCTTGTATAGGCATCCTTGCCCACATAGCACCACCATGTATGTTGCCTTCTTTCCAATCATCTCTATCCATTTCATTACCAGTAAAAACTACCTGAAAACTTAAAGACCTGTCAGGTATAGTATTTACTGCTATAGCAAGTGCATGTAAAAACTCGCCATGATATTTAAGATGATTATGGGTAAACTCCCTCCTTACCCAACACGGAAAGTGTGGGATGTTACTCATTAAGTATGGCATTTACTTTCTAGTTTTGCCGCCTTTTGCGTAACTTTTTCTTTTTTTCATGCCTCCTTTAGCCATGCTTTTTCTTTTTTTAGCTCCGCCTTTAGCCATGCTTTTTCTTTTTTTATGTTTAGGTGTATGTGGCATAATGCCCTCCTCTAGATATTAAGTCTTTCGACCATGTTGTTTACGAATAGCTTCCTTACCAGCTTTGGCAATTCTAGCCTGTTCATGCTTTCCAGCAACTTTAGCACGTTGTTCCAAAACCGTCAAGATTTGAATTTTACGAGCAAAAGGCTTTCTAATTCTTTTTACTTTAGCTACAGTAGCTCTAGCATCTGAAGCAGTTTTATATTTAATACTAACGGTATCTTTAGGATTCTCGTCAGTATATAAACGTCTGCCAGAGCCTTTAGGTTTTTTGCCTGTACCTTTTTTAGGGTCAGCCATTATTTATAGCCACCACCAGCAGCTTTATATTGTTTAGCTAACATCTGAGCCTTACGAGCTGACCATTGACCCGGCTTTCCACCTTTACTACCTGCTTTAATTTTATTAAATAATCTTTTACGCATAGTAGGTTTAGTATAGTTACCGGCTTTATTTACTGTACTTTTTTTCTTTTTTGCTGCCATTTTTTTATCAAAAAATATGTTTAATGTATTGTTTTAGTGGTTAGTGAATCTTTATAGAAATGCATTAGACCTTCGTCAACATATATTTCAGAAAACTCACCGACTACTGTTAAGTTATTAAGTTCAGCTGCAATCTTAGCAGCTTCTAAGTTTTTTGCAACTATATTAGGACCGGCATAAACTTTGCCTTGTTCTTCGTATTCAGTCAGAAATATCTTCATAATCTTCTTTATCTAAATTAATTGGAGCTTTATCTGGCATCAAAAAGATACCACTACTCACATTATGATTAACATCTACCTTATCTACTTTAGAAACTCCTACTCTATCTAGTAGCGTTTGGGCTGCAGCTAATTTATTATTAGCTTGAACTATAGGTCGATTAGACTCCATAATCTCGACAAGCTTAAAAGCTGCTTTGGGAGCAGAGTTTGCCAAGACCTCCTGAGTTAATTCTAGGATTTCATTCTTTAATGTTTTAACAACATGGTGATAATGACTGGTATATCCAGCCAACTCAGCAGCCTTTTTAGCATCTCCTTGGGTTTCAACTAGGTGGTCTAAAAAAGACTGCTGTTTTTTGGTTAGCTGTCTTTTAGATTCGTTAGTTATACTTGGAAGGATTGCCATGATAACTAGTATATACTTCTAAAATAAATTTGTCAACCCTCTTGACAAAATCAGATTAGGTAGCTATAATAACTTTAGTGACCCCCCGGGTGCATATATAGATAAATAGACCCAAAATACCCCTTCAAAAAAACCCCCAGAAACTGTAAAAACTTTAGAAGTTTTTTAAACGGCTCGTTAACCAGCTAGTTGCAAACTGGTTAATAGCAGAATCCTGTAATTTTGTATATGTATGCTATAGATATATGGGTAGAGGGGGGTGGTCTCCTGCCTACCCTTCAGGGCTTCAAAGCTTCCACCCCCAATACAAGAACCTCCTAGACTTCAGAGACTCTGGGGAACTTGTAGCTTACTCTTGTTCAATTCTAATGCTACTAAGCATTCTATACTTTGTAAGTTCTTCCCAAACATATCATAGTTGTTTGAGTAAGCTTGGCTTTTACTTTGTAGTACTTGCAAGTTTTCCAGAGTCTCATTTCTAGTTTACAACCTTTAGAGTCTTTTCAAGTCCTAGACCTTTACTGAATAACTACTGGTTCTTGCATCTGCTCTACCCATATATATCACTTGGTAGTGCTTGTGAATTAGCCTCAATCTTACCTGTTCATTTAAATATTCTAGATATCGCCAAGTCTATCTACCTCACCAATTTAATAGCATTCACCAACCACTCTAACCTTTTGAGCTTTCTTACCAACTTCCTTAGTTATTAGATGCTAGTCCATAGTCTTGTCTATCAAACGCTATAAGCTATTATTCATATTGCTATACTCCTTGAATACTATTAAAGAGCATCATAGTCCTTCATTAGCTTACAAGGGTATACAAGCTATTAAAGTCTAAGTTCGGCTCACAAGTTGCCTCACTAAGACTTTGATGCCCTTGATAAGCATGAAGTTCCTATGATAACCTTATAGTATTATCAAGGAGGCAATATGATAATAGATATAACATTTAATAATGACAAGACTATAAGGACTAGCAATCTTAATAAAGCTATGAAAGTTGCTAATCATTACAGCTCAAAAGGTTTTAGAGTACTTGGTTTCAAGTGCTCTGAAAAAGGTGAAGTATATCAAAGCTTGGCGATATACTTTGAACATTTAAACAAATCAGTCTAAAGGAGGCTAATTATGACACAAGCAACTACCGATACTTTTGATATAAATGAGTATAAAGACAGATGGGATGACCCAGCTAGTTATAATCAGATAAGAGGTCTAGCATCTAAATTTGCGAAGACTGCCAAAGGTCAAGTAAACTGGCAATATCAATCTCAGATAAAAGCTTGTTTATACTCTCAAGCAAAAGCTGGAAAGCTTACTTTCAAACAAGCAAATGATATGTTTGCTAAGAAAAGCTTACCTAAAGTATACAAAGATGCTATAGCAGCTTATCTAGCTGAACAACAGTAAGCTAGACTAAAAGTTCCTCCAGAGTTTCTTCTCCCCTACTCTGGAGGTTCTTTTTTGTTTATAAGCTTTTCGCCCTAAAAGTAAAAAGGTACAACGAGTTGTGCTTGTTTGCTTTGGCAGTCGACCACCTATTTATTTAAGTAAGTAAATATAAAAGGGGCAAAATTTTTCCTCCTGCGGACTATTGAGGGCGAGTGCGAACTATTGAGGGCGAAAAGGTACAGTTAAATTTTATTGTACCTTTAAGTTTTATTGTACCTTTAAGATTTATTTTAATGTACCTTTTTAAGTTTTAGTATTATATTTTAAAATATAACAGGGGTTGACAGGCATGGTAGCTTGGTTGCATGAACGACTACGGAGGTCTATTATGAATATTAATAAATTTAATACAGAAGAAAAAGCAAAAGTATATCTAAAAAAACTGAGGTATGCTTATGTAGAAAACATTGGCTTGAGTAAGGATAAATGTTTATTATACCGCCAGAGGAACTCAAGAAGAAAAGCTCTGCTTACTTGTAAGTTTGATTATTTAAACAAGCATAGTATGGATATGGGTTTGGTCTGGTCGGTGCAGAGGTTTTAATAATCTATTATAACTTCATGTGCGTAAAGGGCTTGACAGGTCTGGGTGATGGCGGTACAATTTTTAGGGCATGGCGACAGGGTGCGGGATAAATACCTCAACTACGAAAAATCCTAATCCTGAGTAAGATTAAAAACTACTCAAAAATATTTAATAATTAACGGAGACTATTATGACAATTAATAAACAATACAAACCTTTAGAAGACTATGATGATTACCATGTTGATAAAGGAACTACACATAGTTTAATAGCTATGTATTTAATAGATAATGGCATGGCAGATACTAGAGCTAATGTTATAGCAGAAGCTATTAACATGTGCTTCAAAGCTGTATGCCCTTTAGATACTAACAACTTAGCTTTATGTAAAAAACTTTTACCAGAACTATTTACACTAGCTAAATTTTATAATGACGTTTATGGAGATGGTACTTACAGCTTCCATGAATTAACTGAAACAATTAAGGAGATAAAACACAATGACTAAATTAGATAGAGTTGATATGTGGGTTTGTAAAAATCCATTGAAGTATCATTTATACACAAAGAGTCCACTAATTATATTAGTAAGCTTTTTAATATATTTTAATTAAACGGAGATAAACATGATTAAACCATACTTATTTAGATTATTAGACGCTATTTTAGTTTCTAATGATAATTTTTATTACATGATTGAAACAGAGGGTTATGTTGAAGTAGAACCTACAAGAGATATAAACAAGTGTTGTAATCTTAAAGAAGGCGATAAATATATTGGTGTAGATAATTTAGACTATGCAGATATACATATACTTGAATTTAACCCTGATTCTAAACCAGAAGAATGGAATGAATATTACAGTGAAGAAGCTGACGATTATGTTACACAGAAATTTTTTACCCATGAAGGAGCTTTAAGATGGTGTAATTTTAATACTGGCACAGAAAAACTTTATGATTATGTTGGTGATGAGGACTTTCACAAGATAGTAGATAAAGTTTATAAAGAAACACAAAAAGATATAGAAACACTTTCTTAATAATTAACGGAGCAAATATGCAAACACTACAAACAATAAACAAAACTGAGACTTACAATAAAAGAAAAGAATTTAACGTGAGTCATCCAGACGAGCAAAGGCACATTGACATGACTAATCTTATTGATGATTACATCGAAGTTGCTTTACACATGAAGAAAATACGTGACATTCATCAAGAAATGAAACGTGATAGAGACTTTGACTTTCAATCATACATAGATATTTATGGGATTAATCCTGATGATACAGGTATTTTACAAACTAATGGCTTCTACATAGATGGCAAGATGACCCCTTTTGTTTCTTGGGGAGATGATTATCACATTAAATATACTCTTTATCACGGTAAAGTTTTAGAGGATATCTTTAAAGCTATATTTACAATAGGGATTGGCTATGACGAAATTGTTAAAGTCGTAGAAGAAAGAGATATGTGGTACAACAGTTAAATAAAATAAATATTTAAACGAGGAAAATATATGACTAAACAATCAAGTAAAAATTTTATTACCTATACTATTAATGGTAGTAAAACAACTGAGAGTATTATTAATGCTCCAAAAGATATACAAAGACTATATCAGTATTTAGACTTTCGTGGCTATAATATAGCTAAAGTAAGAAATACTATATCTAGGTTTGGATTAACTGAAGGTAGTTGTATGAAGGGTTATCACTTTGGCTTAGTGTCTTTGTATAAAGAAAATGAAAACCCTAAAAAACAAACTTCTTTTGGTAATGCTTTACAGAGAACTCAGTATAGAAACTTAAGTGTTTTAAGACTACCTAGAAATTATAACATCAAATATATTTTTAGAGCAATAGAAAAGATTGAAGATGAACATTCTAAAGTTACTATATTAGATAAAATTTTACGATGGCTACCAAAAGTAGCTTAGTAAAAATGCTGACGAGCTATCGGTCTTCTGGCTTGAGAACCACAGTTCATACCGATATAAATAAAACAACTGAAAAATTACCACGGTGGTAGTATTTTGAATGGTACTGCAGAGAATGTAGGAGAAATAGCCACCTACACTTACTACTGCCACCGACAGAATTTAGATAGCTAGTAGAGGGTTTTATATACATATAGTCTCCTTACCTTTACTAGCT